AGCTTGCACCGAGTCTTGTTGACTTACTTAATGCTAAAGCTCTGGCAGTAGACTTAACATCTCACGTTAATGACGGAGACCGCCATATCTCTGCGGCTGAACGTACTAAATGGAATAAAGCATTGGACGATGCTAAATCTTATACAGATTCTGAATTGGCTAAGGCTCTTGGTCCAATTAAAAATATGATCAGTGGTACTGATACATCTTTATCTACACTATTGAACTCTAAGTTAGATAAATCCACTTTCGAAACTTTCCGTACTGGATTAGCAGCGGTAGCTACAAGTGGTTCTTATAATGACTTACGAGATCAACCATCTGCATTGTCTTATTCTGATACATCTAATAAAGCTTTACGTGCTGAACGTGCTGGACATGCTGATGAAGCAGGTCATGCTAAAACAGCTGATGAAGCTACACATGCTGTAAATGCAGATAGTGCTATTCGTGTAAATGGTATTCGTTTGACTATTGCAAATGATTATCCATCTAACCCTCAAAACAATAAAGAGTTCTTCTATCATACAGCTCAACGTATGTTATATGTATATACAAATGATGGCTGGCAAATGACTGGAGCTGCTCTAAGATAGTTTTTTAGGGGCTTAAATACATATTAGTATATGTATTTTAAAGTTAGAATTTTAAGAGGAAAAACGTAATGAAACAATTTGAAGAAATATATGGGAATCTAAACTCGGTTACAATGATTATTACTAATCGTTGTAACCTTGCTTGTGATTACTGTTTTGAACGATCTAAAGGTGATAAAGACATGGATGTCGATACAGCTATTGAGATCGTTGATCGTACTTATAATAAGAATTTAAATATGCCTAACCAAAGATTTACTTATAATCTATTTGGTGGCGAGCCAATGGTAAATTGGAAAGTTGTTAAAGCTATTCTTGATCATATCAATGAAAAGCATTATAATGCTCAAGTTGGTATTACAACTAATATGATGCAAATGACTGATGAGATGCTTGATTATATTGATGATAATGATGTATTTGTCTTAGTATCTATTGATGGTATTAAAGAAATGCATGATATGCATCGTAAAGATCATGCTGGTAATGGTTCATTTGATACTGTAGTTAAGAATATTAAAAAGATGGTAGATCGTGGTTTAACTCATCTTATCGAAGCTCGTATGACTGTAACTCCTGAGAGTGCAAAGTATATGTATGAGAGCGTTAAGATGCTACTCGATCTTGGTATCAACAATATTTGTCCAATTGCAGCATCTGACTTAGACTGGTCTGATGAAGCATTGAAAGATTATGAAGATAACTATAATAAGATGCTTGAACTCTATGTAGATATCTTGAATGATACTGATAATAATCGTAATATCAATATCAAGCATATTGATGATATCATTGGTACAGCAATGGAACCTGAGGTATCTGATACAAAGATGTGTCATATTGGTAATAAATACTGGGTATGTGTTGACTGGAATATGGATGTATATCCTTGTCATAACTTCCCAACTACTGATCTTGAATTCTTAAAAGAAATGAAGATTGGTAATATGAGAACTGGTGTAGATGAAACTAAAGTTTCTGATGAAGCTAAACAAGCTAAGTTTGAAATGGAAGAATGTAAAGACTGTGTAGCTAAGATTATCTGCAAGTCTGGTTGTCCATTCCAAAACTTAACTGAAAACAATGACTTCTATACTCCAACTACATCTTACTGTAAGATCCAACGAATCTTGGTACCAGCAGCTCTTAAATTTAGAGATAAATTATTGACTGCTGAGAATATTAGATCTCGTAAGTTAAACGTACTTATTGAGAACTTAAAGATCAAGAAATATTTTGATGATGAAGTTAAGAATGCTGATATTACTTCCTTAGACTTTAAGATGAAATTAGATCGATTCTTAGAATTGTATAATAACTTAGACTGTAAAGGTAATGTAATTCCTAGCTTTAATGACTATTTTACTTTCCAATTATCTATGTCTTCTGCTATCTTAGATAGCCTAGCTGAAGAAGATAAGTAATTTAAACATTGGAGGAAACAAATGCCAAATCGTGGTAAATATAAATACGCTGATCCGGCGATCAGTGAATCTTATAAAGAGAATAAGTTAGATGGTGAATTCGTCAATCAAGTTAACTATCTAGCTACTCGTTTAAAATATCAAGCTTCCGAGCTAAAAGATATTGTTAAAGTTCGTAACAATCCTCAAATGTATCCTGACCGATATTATGAAATGAAAGGTCAAGATATTAGTGAGGCTGCATTTAAAAATGACTTAAGTATCTTCAATACTACAGATAGCGGTGAAAAATTGACATTAGCTCAATTTAATAAAATCATCAAAGCTAACTGGGATACTTATAGCTATGCTAGTACTTTATTTGCTGACCAAATCCAAGGTGTTAGAGACTTACCTAAGTTTACTGAAAATGAAGTACTTTCTCATAATCGATTCATGCAAATCATGGATAACTATAATAAGATCAATGACTACTTGAACCGTAACTGGAATAAATATTTCGATGGTTCTGGTTATTGTATCCTTTCTTGTCAAGTAGCTTGTCAAGCAGCATGCCAATTAGGCTGTCAATCTTGTCAATATAATACTTGCCATAATCAAAACTGTGGAGGTTGGTCGTAATGAAAATCTTCTTATTAGACGAAGTGTATGAGTTTGCTAAATCTATTGGTATTACCAATAAAATCGATGCACTAGCTAAGAAGATGTACGATCCAAGTACTATCCAATCTGACTTACAATCATACTATGACTTCAGTCATTCTGAAGAGTATGCTAAACTAATTGCTGAATTAGAGACCAAGTTAAAAGAGACTGATATGTCTCTTTATAATATCTTGGTCTACAGCAAGACTCAATCGTATGATGTAATTGCCGAATTGCTTAACAACGTAAAGAATCTACGTGATAGATTCATTCTCTTAGATAAAGCAATCTCATATAAAATATCCAGTGCTCTTGAATATGAACTTCTTGTAGCACTATTCTGTAATATGTATACAGAAGTAACTGAAGATGTTAGAGCGGCTTTGCCTAAATATATCCATCTAGCATACTTCAACTACTCTAGCATCAGATATTGTCTACGTATTTCCACTTCTGGTAATGTAGACATCTTTGATGAATATGAAAAGTATATGGGACGAGTATATGCTCAAATTCAATCCTATATCAATTCTAAAGATACTTTAAGTAACTTACGTCTTGAAGTTAGATGTGCAGCTTTACAGTACATTCTTCCTAGATTGACTGTAGAGAAACGTGTTGAAACTTTAAAGAAACTTGAAGCATTAGCTGATGTATCCACTATGGACTTTGATAATAAAGAAAGATCAATTGGCGTCATCTGGACGTTTGAACGTCTGTATGAAGCATACTTTGATTTGAACAACTATCCTAAGTTCTTCTACTGGGTATATAAACAGTTTAAATATCTTGATAAAGCATTGGATGATAAAGAAGCATTCTTTGATTCCTTGCGTTACTATAATAAGAATAACATCACTGGGAAACTTCATTAGTGCAGATGATTTAGACTTTACCCTATATGATGATTATGCAAACAAACTAGTTATGACTAAGTTTAAAACTTATGTAGATACTTGGTATCAAAATAATATTGATAAACTTAAAGACTTATCTCATAATACTGAGATGCTAATCAAGTGTGAGAAAATGGTTGTTGAAGGCTTATCCGAAGAGCAAGCTACAACTGTAATCAATACAAACTATGATGCGGTATCTCACCCTGAATTACATATTACACCAACTCCTGGTACATTCAATTCTAATATTGGTGAAGCTATTGGTACTCCAGAAGTTAAACCTAAAGTAATTGATGTTGCGTTACCAGAAGGATTTAGTGTAGATGCAGCTGATTTAGCAAGATTAGCTGAATTTAATAACCAAGAGGGTAGCCATGTGGTTATGAGTCCTGAAGAATTGATTGAGCATGAAGAAGAACGTCTTGCTGGATCTAATACCACTACTCCTACTACAGCTCCTAGCACTACAGAAACAACTGCTCCTGTAGCTAATACAGAAGCACCTGCTACTGAACCTGCTAGTCCTACTATCCCTGCAATTCCACCATTACCTTCAAACTTTGAAGTTAATGAAGATGAATTAAATAGTTTAACTGAAGAAGAACGTGCAGCCATGTCAGCTGCCAATGAGGAATAATGTATAAAGAAATATATCTAATGCTTACAGAGGCTTGTCCTAATAGATGTGAGTATTGCTACATCAAAGGGCGAGATAACCCTGCAACAATGACTTTTGAACAGATAGATCAAATTATACAAACAGAAAAGCCTTCGAGGATTTTATTCTTCGGAGGCGAACCTCTTCTTTGTCTTGATCTTATCGAAAAGACTATGGAGAAATACTATGGGAAACTTAAATTCCAAATAGTAACTTCTACTGTAGTTAACTTTAAAGAATTTATCGATCTTAATGAGAAATATCCTATGAATGAGATCCAATTATCATGGGATGGTTTTGCAGATAAGAATCGTGTTGATACATGTGGTAAATCCATTGCATCTAATGTATATCAAAACATCTGGTATGCTATTGAACGTGGGTTAAAATTCGATATCAAATGTGTTATTGGTAACGAAAACGTTCATCTTATGGAAGAGATCCATAAACAATTTATGGAATTCAAGAAATATGGTGTATCTGGTGAGTTCGTTGTAGCTCATAGATCTCTATATACTGATAACTTCCTTGAAGTATTTAAAGAGCAATATAAGAAGACCTTTACATTAGATAAGATGTATATGGATCATCTTAATAGAATCATTGCAGTTATGCAAAATGATAGATACTTTGGTTCTTGTGATGCTGGTAAGTATAAAGTTATCACTCCAAGTGGGTGGGAATCTTATTGTACTGCATTATCTCAAGAAGATAAGAAGTTCGGTGATGAGCTACTTCAAAAACCATGTAAGAATCCTAAGTGTGATGATTGTAAATGCCGTTGTATGTGCGATGGTGGTTGCCGTTATGAACGTTACTTAGAATTTGGTGATGAATGGGAATATAACTTCCTTGAATCTACTTGTATCATGATGCACGTATACTACGACACAATCAAAGAATGGTTAGACTCTTTAAATGAAGAAGAGACTGAACGTTTATATGAAATCATTCAACGATATAAAGCTTACCAAGCCGAATATCACTCGGAGGTGGAATACTAATGCTTAACTACGTTCCTGAACGAATATATGAAGTATTAAAAGATGAACCTAAGTTTAATGAACTAACTGAAATCATCACTGACCGTTTCTCTAAACTAAGTACATTACTCGATGTAGTTATGTTTGACACTAATGCTAAAGCTGACAAAGAAATCTACGACTACTACGTTAATACATTAACTGAATTAGTCAATGAGAAGTGCCCAGAGTATGCATTACAATTACACGTTACTTTAATGCAATCTGATAAGAATGAGTTATTAGGATACTATGATGATCGTCATAAATATGATGCTGAGACTACAATGTATCTTTTATCTTATCTAATCAATTGCTCTTATGATGATTATACATTCCCACAATTCCAAAAGACATATGTGGAAACTTATGAAGCTACACCAATTGAAGTGCGTAATAAGTTCTCTGATTATATTCATCTCAAATATATCAACTCTAAAGTTGAGCGTTATGCTATGTATGATGCTCCAAGAGATGGTACTTATTTGATTAAAGTAATTGATCTATTGAAAACTCTATATGAGACTTTCAAAGATATTGTAAATGATATCAATATTCTTAAGTATTGCTTTATTGAAATCTTAGATCACTCTCTAACTAATGCATTCAAGTTTGTAGATAATGATAAACTTATCTATAAAGCGGTTCAACAATTAGAGATCCCAGATGAGTTTGAAAATGGTGACTTTAAAGGTACTTCCATTAATGAACTTGGTATCTTAGATAAGAAATTTGAATTAGCAGTAGCTTCTCGTAAATGGGTAGATGCTATTCAAAAGTATAATGATGTATTAGACTGGATTGAATTAGCTTTACTTCATCCAGAAAAACTATATCGTACTCTTATTATCTATGATAAAGTTATGGCACCTAACTTCTGTGCTATCTTACGTAGATATGTAAGATTATCCACAGAATTCTTTAACCGTGCTGGTGAAAGAGAAATCAATCTTAATCCACAAGATAAAGAGTTTATCTTAAAACCAAACTATGAAGGTCTAGAAGTTTCCAATTTGGAAACAACTCTATCTTTCAATAGATTGACTAAGCATATGGATGATTGGTTTGAAAATAATGATATCTCTCTAATGGCATTTAGAGCATGGTATTATAATATTTATAAGAATGGATTGAATGAAGCATATGTACAATTGTCAGAAGATTAATATAAAGTCTATCGAAGACTTTACTTTATCTACTCTGGAATTAGACGTGGCGCAAGTCTGTAATATGGCTTGCGCTTATTGCTATCTCAGAGGAAACACTAATGAACCACAAAAGTTTGATCGTTGGAATGACTTATATGAGTTATTAAGAAACGTTAAACTAGCAGATAAACTTACTATTGGTCTAACCACTGGTGAGTTATTCTTAGATGAGACTGTAGAGTATATTTATAACTCAGTGAAGAAGCTTAATAAGATTAATAGATTCTCTGATACTGAGATATTGTATAGACTATACTCTAATGGGTCTAATGCAAAGAATATAATTGATATCTTTGATTATATTGGGTCTAATAAGACTATGATTAGTATATCTTATGATGGTGCTAACTCTACTAGAGTATTTAAACCAAATAGAGATACTGATATTACTAAACAACTAGAGATCTTAGCTGACTCTAGATATAGTGATAAGATCATTATCCGTTATGCATTGCATAAGAATATTCAAAATATGTTTGATACATTTAAGTTCATCCACGAACTTGGATTCAAAAATATTGAATACTATACAGTGAATAACTATGATAGATATAGAGATCAAGATTATATTGATGAGTTTGTAAGTCAATTAGAAAAGACTCTAGACTACTTCGATGGATCTGATTTCAAAATCTATAATATCAATAAATATAAAGAGCTTAAGAATCCTAGACGCTTATGTGAATATGGATCTTCATTAGCTATTGACTTATATGGTAGACTTACCATGTGTCCATTATCTTTTGGTGGTGATGTTATTGATGAGACTACTATTGACTTATCTGATTACAAAAATCTACCTGATCTGTATAACAAATTCCAAAGGGAATTCATTATAGATAGATCTAAATTAGATTGTGCAACCTGCAATAATCAGCTATGTGAAGAGTGTTGTTCATATAGATCTATTCCTAACAGTGAGAATAGACTATATCAACAATGTAAACTTAGACATGCTGAATTAGCAGTTTATGATAAATTATATAAGGAGTCATCAAATGTTTGAAAGATTTGATGCATTAGTATATAAAGTCTCTGAGTATTGTAACTTAGATTGTGTTTATTGTTTCCAAAAGCACGATGTTAAAGAGCGTACTAGAGGCTTTACATACTTTGATGAATTAATTAAGTTACTTATAACTTTACCATTAGCTGATAACTTTGAAGTCAAAGTTACTGGTGGTGAGTCTAGTCTTCATTGTGATAAGATTAGACAAGACTATAAGAAGTTTAAGAAATTAGAGCGTTATAAAGAGACAACCATCAATATGACGACGATTTCTAATGGTAGCAATATAGGTGGTCTGATAGACCTTTGGAATGACCATATTTTAGATCCATGGGGTTGTAAGATATCCTGGGATGGTATATATAGTGCATCAAAATCAAGAAAGCCAAAGAATATTGGAGTTTTCAATGATGATTATTTCAATAAAGCTATTATTGATTTAGGAAGAACAGATTACCATGATAAAGTTCTAGTTCGTACAGCTTGTACACCTGACACTATTGACAATCTATATGATGCATATAAATTTGCGTTAGATAATGGTTGTTATAAGTGGGAATACTATCCACTATCGGACTGTGATTATTATAAAGATCCAGACTTCCTCAAGAAGTTTGAAGAGCAACTATATTATATCTTTGAAGAGAATGCTAGAGAAGAAAATAATGATAAACTAGTTGCAAATGTCGACACAATGTTGTATACTAAATATGCTGGTGTTAAAGATAAACTCCGTGCTATTAGTTGTCGACATCTAGGTCATTTCCTCCACGTTGGTATAGATGGTTCATTATACCCATGCGGATATTTCTCTGATGATGCATTCTATGAAAACCAAACAGTTAAGATTGGTGATGTATTCACTGGATTATATCCAGAAGTAATTGAATCATTCTCTAAAGAATACAGTCAAACTCCAATGTGTAGTATCTCTGAAGATGATGGGTGTAAATGTTATCATTGCTTTGAATGTCCAGCTGTAAGTAAATTCTATAAGAATAACTTACAGAATAAAATGAGACAACAGTGTGCAATGAGACATATTGAGTCTAAAGTATTCAATGATGTCTATAAAGACTACACTAATGATAAAGAACGTATAGTACGAAATTTCTCCTATGCAGGTTTCTAAAACATGTAAATATGGTTTTGGGTTAAACCGTAGAAAAATTTAATATGTAAAAGGAGAATTAGTATGAGTACTACTAGAACTTTTGTCAAGAGACAATCTATTAAAATGAAAGTTTTTAGAGTTGTTAAAGCACTCTTTAAACCAATCTATATTTTGAAGGCTATAAGAATCCTTTTAACTATTCTTATACCAAAGAAAAAGAAATAAACTATTACCCCATAGGAGTTTTATCTCCTATGGGGTTATTTTAACATTTAGATAATCATAAAAGGAGGATTAAACTATGGCAAAACTTAGAGACACAGCCGTTAAAGATAACTTAAATATTGCTGGTAGTGTAGTAGCTGGTGGTAAAGTATTATCCGTTGAAGGTCATACTCATACCCCTGCAAACATTACTGGTTTAGATACATATATTAATCAAAAAATCCAAGCTGCTGGTAGTACTGGTGGTGGAAGTGGTACTCCTGTAGCGCCAAGTGGAGATATTAATGCTAAGACACTAGATGGGCATCCAGTTAGTGATTTTGTTTTGAAAACAGAATCTACTACAACTACTACTGGTGGTGGTACAGTATATTCATATAAAAAGACTCTAAAATTTACATCTCCTACTATGCAAATTACAATACCAGAATCTATGAGTGGTGCTACTATTAAAGTAACTGATAAGTTCTCTACAAAAACTTTTAAAAAGAATAATACATACAACCAATACCTTCCTATGATGGAGTTATTTGATTTTCCAGATAGAGAATTATATAATTATTCAGTATATGTACCAACTTACTGTGTAAATAATAATATAATTGCGATATCTGGATTATCCCATGATGAACTTAAAATAACTATAGAAGTCTTATCTATCACTCCTATTACAGAAGATATCAAAATATCTACGGATATAAGTATAGGAGGATGGAGATCATTTAATATTGATAAAATATCATTTACAAATTTAGGGTATACTATATATGATGCAAATAAAATAGTATTTACACCACCAAAAGGTCTTAGAACGGTAAATTCTAAATTAGAAGAATATACCACATTATGTCTATATGGTGATGTAAAAATTTTAGATTTAGATAATAATCTAACTGTTAGAACTTATAATGGATCACTATACTCTTATAATCCAGATAATGTACAATATAAATCTGCACGTATATATAGTAAAGGGGTGGCTATGTATTTTATTAGCGGACTATCTAAAAATATTATAGTTAAATCTAATTATGGTATTATATATTATGATAATTCAAATATTTCTAGTAATGCAACCCCATCGAGAGATAGTGCTGATAATGCAGAAGGTGAATACAACTTAATCAGTATGAAGAAACTAGTAGGCGGCTCTAATAGCTCTGGTGGAACTATCTCTGCTACAATTAATGGTGTGCAATTTGATGGTAAGACTAATATAACTACACCGGCAAGTAAACTAATTACCCCAGTTCATATTAATGGTGTAGAATTTGATGGATCTCATGATATCACCATCCCAGCGCCAACTAATGCATTAACTTTAGGTGGGTTAGACTCCAGTCAATATATTAAAGCAACTGATGTTGGTAATGCAGCTGGTAAGATTCCTAAATTTGATAATGATGGATTCTTAGTATATCCAGATGGTTCTAAGGAGCGGATTGAAAATGCCTAAGCTTAATAAAGTATTAGCAGTTTATGATAGAAATGGTAATCGTCAAGCAATCCCTCTTTATAGTTCTCTAAGTGATGTAAATAACTTAGGACGTCATATTAAAGTAGCTGGTATTGGCGATGCTTACTATCCATTAACTGAAAACTTATCTCATCCAAATGCATCTAAGAAAATTGTAGTTATTGGAAATAAACCCTATAGAGCATTACTTACTCTAGATGAAACTCCTTCTAATGGGATAAGAACTATATTAGATGCATTAGACTCCAATGGATATATATCTCCAGAAAATTCTAATAAATTAGAAGATATAGACCGAAGTGTCGGTGGAGTAGTTAAGATTAACCATAATACTAATATGGATGATTATAACTTTGCTAATATGTTTAGTAATGGTACAGTAGTTAAGTTAGATGACTATTCTGATAAATCAAAGAAAATTGATTATTTAAGTTTAATTAAATTTAGTGATAGTGATATAGAAATGACCTATGAAGTACCAGTAAGTGCATTATTATATTCACCATCGAGTCTAGATTATACTGGTAAATTAACAATATTAATGGCTGATAGCTATAATTATGCAATTGATTCTTTATTTAGTGATCCGATAGTACTTAATATGCATGGAGATATTCAATTCTTAGGCAAATATACTGATGCAATGATAAAGAGAATGTTAATTAATTCGGCTAATAGTCATCTTACTACTAATGAAATTATAACTGGTCATAGTAGCCATATAAATAAAATCAAACTTGGCACTGATACAATTGATCCATTAGCTAGTGGTTCTTATAATACTATTGAAATATCTGGTTGTGATATTAATGAGTTAAGTAATTGGAACTTCACTACACTTGTATATCAAAATCCTAGTGACGCTACATGTAATACATTCATAGCTCCAGTTACTAAGTATAATGAAAGTAATATAGATTATTTATTTAGAACTGGTAGAGATACAGTTAGAGATAAGTCTGTATTAACTGGAAACTCAAATAGATTTGATAAATTCTATGTAGTGATTAATCCTACAAGTAAAAAGAATACATCATCAGATCCAACATTAGTAACTTATCAGTTTAATATCATTGCTCATGATACAACAGGAGCTAAAATTGAATTAACTAAGTTCTATATCATTGCTCCAGTTATTAAAAATATAAGTAGTACTGATTATGCAACTGCAGTTGCATCTGAGAAGACTACTATAACTGATGGCGATATTATTGCAGTTGATTATAATAAATTTAAAGCTGGAGTAGTTCCTAGTGTTAAAGTTATATTCGGTAATGATATTCTTCATACTTTATTGATAACTCCAGAAGTGGACGAGAATACCTATAATCTATATTATAATATAAGAACTATTAAGTCAGATATTCTCGTTGATGGTAAAGCTAAATCTCGTACATTGATTTGTAATTTAAAAACAGGTCAATTTGGTAATATTAGTAAGTATCCTGGAACTGATAAACCATCATTGAATTTTACAGTAAATAATATGCTTAATATTAAACAGAATTCTAAATTTACTGATCAGTATCCATATAATTTCATGATACTATCTACAGATCCGTCTATTAAAGATACTTTATTAGATAATACTGATTTATTCTTATTCAATGTATTTAATATAATGAATGAGCCTGGATATAATCAGTCTTCAAATTGCGTATATTATCAAAATTATATAAGTGAATCAGATGCTGGAGATTTTATGTCTATACTTATGAGATCAAAAGATGAAAATAGATATACTCCATTAAATTTAACTGAGATGATATAAAATATTCCCAGAAGGAGTTTAAACTCCTTCTGGGTTATATATTATTATTGTGATTCATATATCTTATATTTATTTTAAGGAGGAAAAGTATATGAAAATTTTTAGCGTATGTGCAAGAGTAGACTATCAAGGTCAAGATGTTATCGACTTAGGGTTATTTAAGTCTTCTAAAGCTGCTTTATTAGCAATGAAAACATTCATCGATGAACATGTTCGAGCTGCTAATAAAATTAGTGTAGAGCTATTTACCTTTAGCGATAACACTTTGAATCAAGATGCTAGTCTTCCATATACGACTACTGATCTTATGTACAATCCTAGTACTAAGAAGTATGATGATCTAAATCCAGTATTATTTGTATAATACTGGTGGGAGGGAGAATTTATCTCCCTCTTTTATTTTTTTTGTAAAAATATCCCCATAGGAGTTGAGCTCCTATGGGGAATAATTTTTTAGTATTTAATTAATGGATATAAATTAATGTGATCTGGATGAATACTATTTCCTCCAGTGTATACACTAGAAGATCTAGATGCATCAAATTTTAATTTTTTACCAAAATTTCTTCTAAGATTTAGTGTTTGTGCACTACTATCTGTTAGTTCTGTATCTTTAACAAATGCACCAGATGCATATTCAACACCAAGTACCCCATCAGTGCGGATTGCCATTTCACCAGTAATTCTAGGAGCACTAGAAGAAACGAATTTACCAATATCACCAGCATCGACATCTGCCTTTAAATATACGTATCTATAATCTGGTAAGAAGAATTTATCAGAACCAGATTTTCTAAATAGACCACGTTTATTTGTATCAGTTGTCCATAGACCATTATTTTCTGCAAAGTCATAAAGTCTAGGGTATCTGGATTTTGCAACTTCTGCACCATCAGCTACTACATAGCCATTAGCTTTATATGGAAGTAAAACTAATTCGCCAACTAAATGAGCATCATCTCTATCAAAGTATTGTACTACGGAATTACCTTCCAAGTTAATAACTGCACCGATAATATTACTATTACTACTTAATGTACGAGCATTATTATCACTCACAGTAACTGCATTATTAGATACAACTTGATATGCTTTGCCTTGATAGATGAATTTTTCACCTTTAGCGAAAGTTGCACCATTAGTCCACATTCTATATCCGGATTGCAATTCTATATATCTGACTAAATCGGAATTTATAGTATTGGCTACTTGTTGTTTAATATTATTAACGGTCTGAGTCAATGCATCTTTAGTAGTATTTACTAAACTAGTTAAGCTAGTCTTAGCAGCCTCTAATGCATCAGAGTTAGCAAATTCAACCCAGTCATTGATATTAGAGTTACCAACAGCAAATTTAACTTTTTTGCTTCTTGGATCATAACCAAATTGACCAGTGAAGCTAGGAGTCATGTTAGTATTACCATGGATATTGAAATGATCCACAGAATCATAACCGCCTCTGCCATCAGAGATATAATATTGAGGACCACCATATCTTTGAGATAAACGTGTACCAATTATTTGACCTCTAGTAGTACCAGTTTGCCATACATTAGTTCCAACTTCTTGGAATCTAACTGTACCGCCACCACCAGTTTCATTAGCAGTATTCTTATTAACTGTACCATTTACATAAATATCACCATCTGTAGCATAATATACTGTAGGGATATTTGTATCAACTACGTTATTAGCTCCAGTTACATTTACACAAGATCCTTCAGCAGAACGGATTGCATGTGTAGCTTTACCAGAATAAGTACAGTTTTCTAATTGTACGTTAGCAGTGAATGCATCTACATGGAAGAAACTAAATCCATTATTTGCATTAATCTTATCAGCTAACTTACTATTCATATTCATAAATCTACATTTGATAAACTTAGCAGTTGCATTTATGATTTCAATATTAGAGAATGCACTAATATCTCTAATATATTGATCGCTTAAAGCACCAATATCAAATGTAATATTTTCAAATACAACTCGATCAGAGTTACTGATATAAATTGCAGGTAAGATTACAGGTTCAGTACCACCATTTATTACACGTACTTTACCTTTAAGACCAATGAATTGAAGTCTTTGAGGAATATTATACCCAGGATTAACGAAGTTATAGTTTCTAAAGTCATCAACGTAATTACCAGGGGTAATGTTAATAACAATTTCCTTCATATAATCCATGTGGGCTAATCTTACAACATCAGATAAGTATTTAACTGGAGTTGCTTTATCACCTGTACATACATCACCAGTATAATCTTTATTTACAAAGATTTGACCATTAGCTTCTGTAAGTTGATAAGCTACATTATCAGGATAAGCTCTAGTTAATTTATTATTATAAGATACACTATCATTATCTGCTTTATATGTAATATGGATATCTTCAGATTGATTACCTAAGATATATACATTAGCACCCATATCAAATAGATTAGATTGATAGTTGAATCTTAATGCATCGGTTGCGATTTGATATCTATTTGCAGTTACTACAGCATCAGTTGGATTCAATTTCTTGAAAGACCAAGGCATATTAGTAATGGAATGATGGTTAGATTTAAGCAAGTCTACATTAGCTGGTAATGTAGGAGCAAATCTATTCATCATAGCAAGACCACCATCTGCTTGAGTTACAAAGTTACGACCAATATAAGATACAGTTAAGCCGATACATGTATTATTATAATCGCCACCTACCCAATCTGCATTGTGGAGTCTGATATCATCTTCACTATTATTATGGAATAACAACGTAGCACCATGGAAATCTTCTTCTCCTGTAGGAGCTGGAGTCATTCTAATAGCATTTCGGTCAGCTGCAGTCTTATGAGAGTTATACATATCTTTGAGAGATTGAGCCGGCATACCAAATGTACCAGGAATACCATTAGGGTATTTAGATACATCTTGTACATACACTTTCTCAACTAACTTCTCGTTCATCAATCTGATAGCATTACCATAATGATCTTTATGCCAATGAGTGATTAATAAGAATTCAAACTTAGTGATATTATTTTCTCGCATAGTAGCTTTGATAGAGTTTATACCACCATCACCGATACTATTATTAAAGCAGTCAATAATAAACCAGTATTTCTTATCAACACCAACGATTGTACAATCACCGATATCTTGTTTATCTTGATCACCTTCTTGGCGAGGACCAAATTTAGGGAAGATAACATCTAAAGATTTAGCTTGTGCTACTTGGGAACGTCTCTTTAAGTCTTCTATTGTTTCACCAAGAGAACGAGTTAAGGACTCAAAGTCTGGACGTGTAATAGTAACTTGAGAGTTATTAGTCGCACGAGAACGAGCTACTTTATAAACTACAATTTCAATTACATCACCTTTATCTGCAGTATAACCTACTAAAGAGATACTTTTAGATTCAGCAATGAATTTATAATTCTTACCTTGGATGAGTCGTACACCATTATGGAATACTTCTAATCTATCTACTCCAGGATCATAGTTAAGTGTATTAAATCTGAATACATTTTCACCATCAGCTAATACAGCATAGGAGTATGTAGTGCTATCAATTAAATATGGTAAACCATTGGTTACATAGAAGCGTTCAGAGATATAATCATACTGTAAGTATAATTCATCACCAGCTTGGATTTCATTAGCTTTAGCTGGTTCGAAACCTACAAAGATTGGAATAGCTTTACCATCAACTCTAAGAGTTGGATTATCACCAACATTAGCATGGAAACGTACACTGATTACATTACCATCAAGTAATTTATACTCATTAGGTAAAGTTGTACCCATATTAACGTTATCATCTTTAGTAACGCATCGAGTAATAATACCACCACGGTCTAATAACGCATTCATTTTGTCATAAAGACTTTTAACTGCTGCACTAGAAGCTACAGATGTAGTATCATTAGATGTATAACTATGGCTATACTTTTGCATTCTATCAATAGGCACAGTACCTTTATTGAGATATGCACCATCGATATAGTTCATAGTCTCAAGTTTAGGAGCTTGAGCATTATAGATGAAGTAGAAGTTAATTGTACGACCAGCTTCAACTTCTTCTTGGAATGTAATTTGATTACCTTCAATAGAGTAACGGTTAGGATAGATTTGAAGAGTACCAATGAATACTAAGAGCATATTAGGTTGATCAAAGTATCTTTCAAATGGTACTGGGATATCAAATGTTTTACCTTTTTTAGTTACTACAATGGAATCAAATGCAGAAGCGATATGAGAGATTTGTCTAACTTTAGCTTCTAAAGTTTCACCATCATCAGTGTATACTTGAGAAGCAATAGTCATAGGAGCATATCGTTCTTCACCTTTAACTAATGTAGTTGGAGTTACATTTTTATAGTCGCCTAGGAAACGTGTAATTTCAGTAGTAGCTACAACATTCTTCCAGGCGCCAGTCCAAACATAGAATAATTCAGACTCTTTAATATAGTAGATAAGGTCAGTACTTACTTGATCATTATTAGATAAACGATATCGTTCAGTATCAGTATCTACTAACTTAAGTTTATTAGTTTTAAAACGGATGTCATGGGCTACATCATAGAATACCTCATTAGTATCCGTAGTGTAGGTAAATTGACCCTCCGAAATTGGCACCTGAGCAAGATGAGCTCGTTCAGTAGCCAAATATTTTAAAGTTGCCATGTGTAAGATACCCCTTTATTAAATAGTATTATCAGTTGCAAGATCTTTACCAATCATACCAGTAGCTACTGAGTAGAACCAGTTTACGCCACGGTCATAGGTTACAAGACGAACCAATTGAGGTTCTTTATTCTTACTAGGAATGATACGTCTAGGAATTTTAACTTGAACGCCATCTGCTCTAGTAATGAAGATATTGATAGCATTTGTACCAATATTTTGAGGATCCAAAATAAGGATAATTTCTGCTGTAGCTTTATCTAAACCTACAATAGCGAAAGATGGATTAGGACTATCCAAGATAAAGTTATATACTCTATCAGGACGGATTACTCTATCACTACCACCTGCTAAGTTAACTCTAGGTTCTTGAGGTAAGTTTTCTTTACCAGTATTATAGTTTTCCAATGCTTTAACACGAGGCAATGGATCTTCTGCATTAAGAAGACCAGTTACTTTAGCATTAAGTTGAGAGAAACTATTAGTCAAAGTATTAGTTGTAGACTCAAGATTAGCAATATTAGTTGTAAGGTTAGGAATACCTTCCAAAGATTGAGTTCTAGCTTTAAGGTCAGTTAATGTAGGACCAATATTAAGAGATTCAATATTGTCCAAACGACCTAAGATACCAGTACGGATTTGAGTATTCTCATTATTATAAGTTTTAAGAGAACCAATCTCTTGGTTCATATTAGTAAACTTAGTTTCAGTACTATCGGATAAATTATTCAATCTACCATTCAAAGTATTGATAGAAATACTATAGTCTTCACCTTGCTCTAAGTTAGCAATACGTTGTTGTAGAGCTAAGATTTTAGAGTTAGGATCACCTAAAGCTTTAAGTTCATTAACTTTACCTTCAAGAGTATTTACTCTTGTACCATAATCTTCACGAGCTTCTAATACAGTAATCTTATTACTTAACTTATTAAGCTCTAGATCAGCAGCATTTTTAACACCAGTAATCTTACCAGTAAGAGTATCACTAGTAGTACCGATTAATGTATTCAAATCATCTAATCTACGAGTAGCAGCATCGATATCACTACGTAATACTGGAAGATTAGAGTATTGATTAGCTGTAAATTTAACTGCAGCTACATCATCTTGAAGTTTCTTAAATTTAGCAGCATCAGGTGGTGCTGTTTCTTCTAAGTGACGTACACGTTCTACAATATCTGTATCTGTACGTTGTACCCATTTAACGATATTACCATCTTTAACTGGGTAAGTATTATTAGCTGCATGACTAAACCCATTGATTTCTATAGTACCAGCATAGTCGACAATAGAATCATTATCGAATGTAATTTGTGGTACACGATATCTCTTAACAGGTTCATCAACAGTTGTTAGATTATATTTAGAAAGTTGTTTAATATAACCATCCAAGTTTACAATACCAACGCCTTCTACGTTGAATGTATAACTAGATAGGTCTACATTCTTTTCAACTTCTTTTAGAATATTTCTTGTTATATCAAATATAACAGATTTATCTTCGGCGGAAACTACATAGAGTTTACCAGTCTTATAATCAAATAAGATTTCTTTTTTCTCAG